CTCGAACCCGGTGGCCGGCGCGGTCTACAAGTTCACGGGCAACGCCGCCTCTGTCCAGGTGCAGGCCGACCAATGACAGCGGCCATGCGCTCGCCTATGCGCTCCAGCATCCGGCGGCGGCCGCGCGGGCCAGCTCAAGCGGTCTGGGGCGAGGACGATTCGGTCTACCTCGGCCCGAACCTGATCGCCAATGGCGACTTCGGGTCGGCGCTGGGGTGGCTGCTGGAAGCCGGCTGGACGATCGTGGGCGGCGTCGCCGTGGCGCTGCTGTCCACCGGTGCGCTCAGCCAGGCGTCGGCGGCGATCAAGGCCGGGCGCAAGTACCAGGTGAGCGTGGACATCGTGGCGCTGAGCCTGGGCGGTCTGCGCTTCGACGCGGGGGGTGCATTGGGCCTGGACCTGCTGAGCGTCGGAACGAAGACCCAGGTGGTAACCGCAGCAGCCGATGGTGTCATCGCGCTCAAGGCCGTGGGCACCTTCACCGGCACGATCGACAACGTCGTGGTGCGCGAGATATTCGCCTGAAGGCGTTCGTAGCATCGAGCCATGTCCGCTGCTGCTTCCTGGTCGTACACGTCGAAAGCCACCCTCTGGATCCGGCAAGGCCGTGACGACTGGACCGGCCAAGCCGGCTACGCCGCTCCAGTGCAGATCGCTTGCGACTACACCGTCGAGTCGCTGCGCGTGGCCGACGCCAAGGGCATCGAGTTCACCACCAAGCAAATCATCTTCACCGAGCGCGCCGACATCAAGCAAGGCGACATGATCCTGATCGGCGTCTCGGGGCAGGCTGATCCAATCGCTGCCGGCGCGATGGAAGTGCGCGCCGTCAACCGCTACGCGGATACGTTTGACCAAGTCGCGGACGATTACCGCGTCATGACCTAGCCTCCCTAGCATCCGACGACATGGCCCAGGCTCGTGTCGTCAACAAGCTCCCGCAGTTCGTGAACGCGGTCGAGAAGAAGGCTGCGCGCGGCATGGTCCAGGGCTTGATCCTGGGTGCGAGCGAGGCCAGCGTGCTGACGCCCATCGACACGTCCAACCTGCTGAATTCGCAGTACCGGTCGATCGAGAAGCAGGGCACCAAGATCGTCGGCAGCGTTGGCTACACGGCCGACTATGCGGCGGCCGTCCATGACCCCGATCACAAGCAGAACTTCACGCGCGCGACCGCCGAGAAGGAGTTCCTGAAGAAGGGCTTCGAGCGAGCCGAGCCCAACATCCGCGCCGTCGTCATCGGGAGCATCAAGACCTCATGACGGCCACCGACGCCCTCCGCGCGTTCCTCGCGCCGCTGCTGCCCGGCTGGCGCCTGCAGTACGGCCGCTGGATCGACAGCGGCAACACCTTTCGCTACGCCGTGCTGCGGCCCATCGGCGGCCTGCCGGGCGCGCTGGTGCGCCAGCCGCGCTACACGCTAATGCTGATCGGCAAGGCCGATGACGCCGCCGTGCTCCCAGAGACATCTGCGCAGGCCGTCATCAACGCCATGCAGACCAGTTCTGGCGGCCTTGTCTTCATGGAGCCGGGCGAGCCCGTCTATACGCCCACGAACGACGGCCGGCCCGGCGTCGAGCTCTCGATTTCCACCATCACCAACCAAACCTGAAGGAGCTCACCATGGGTGCAGCAGTAGGACGCGACACAAAGATCGAATTCGCCATCGGCGTCGAGGGCACGGCGCCCGTCGTCGGCGACTGGAAGACGCTGGGCATGATGCGCGGCAAGTCGATGAAGACCAGCTGGGAGACCGTCGACACGACGGCCGACAAGAGTCCGGGGTTCACGAAGACCAACCTCGTGACGTTCAAGAGCGTCGAGTTCTCGGGCGACGGCGTGAGCTACGACGACGCGGTGCACAACCAGAAGGTGTTCAAGGGCCAGGCGATCAGCCCGGGTGTGGCCACGAACAACCAGCCGAAGGTCTGGCTGCGGCTGACTGACCCCAGCGGCGACAAGTACGAAGGCCCGTTCATCATCAGCGAGTACTCGGACGATCGCCCGTACGCCGATGCGTCCACCTGGAGCATCACCGCGATGAGCAACGGCAACGTGGTGTTCACGCCGGCCGTCTGATGCTCGTCGAGTGCGGCTTCACGCGCGCCACCACAGCCGACGGCCGGGAATTCACCTTCCGCCCGTCGTTCGGCCGCATCTCAACGCTCGGCGACCCGCAGTCGATCGTGAGGCTCTACGCCGGCCTCTTCGGCGCGCGCGCGGCGCAGGAGGCGCGCTTCGTGTTGGCCAGCCTGTGTGACCAGGATGATCCGTTGCCGCTGGTGGGCTGGACCGACGGCGATGGAGCGGACCATCCCGGCGCCATGCCGGTGGCCGAGCAGCTCATCCTCGCGCGCCATCTCATGCAACACGGCATCGTCGGCAAGGTGCGGCCGGAGACCGCCACCGCGGCGCAGGGCAAGTTCTGCGACCGCTTCGACGCGGCCGAGTTCGTGTCCGCCGCGCGTGTGCATCTGGGCCTGTCCAGCGAGGACGCGGAAGCCCTCAGCATGACCGAGTTCCAGACCATGTTCGAGATGAAGTTCCCGGACAAGAACAACCAGAAGCGTGACGTGCCCACCCGGGCCGAGTACGACGCGGGCATGGCTCGCATGAGGGAGATGGCCCGTGTCTGAAAGCGTCGGCAGCATCCACTTCGACGTCACGCTCGAGACCAGCACGCTGATCGACGGTCAGCGCAAGGTCGAGCAGCAGACGAAGAAAGTCACCGACAGCCTGAACGGGGTCGGCGACGCCGCCGGCAAGGCGGAACGCAAATTCACCGCCGCCGGCGCGGGCCTGCGCGAGGCGAACGTGCAGCTGGGGGTCACGGTCACCGTTGCCCAGGCGGCCGGCACGGCGATGCGCAACGCGTCGAGCGAGACCGAGGGGCTCAACACCAAGCTCAATGCCCTGGCTGTCGCCGTCAAGGTGCTGGCCGCCGCCTATGTCATCGTCAAGGCGGCGCAGCTGGCTGACGACATCCGCCTCATGGCCGCGCGCGTCGACGTGGCGGCCGAGAGCGCAGAGGCAGGCAGCGTCGCGATGGCCCGCCTGGTGCAGATGAGCCGCGACACGCAGACGGCCGTCTCGGCCAACGTCGAGGTCTTCACGCGCCTGAATCAGTCGCTGCTGCAGATGGGCGGCACGCAGAACGACACGCTGCGCATCACCGAACTGCTGGGCAAGGCCATCAAGGTGTCAGGCGCGTCGGCCAATGAAGCCAAGGCCGCCATGTTGCAGTTCGGCCAGGCGCTGGGTTCCGGCAAGCTGCAGGGCGACGAGCTGAAGTCCTTGATGGAGACCGCGCCGTACCTGATGCGGCAGCTGGCCGACGGCATCGGCAAGCCGGTAGGCGAGCTGAAGAAGCTGGGAGAGGAGGGCAAGCTGACGGCCGACGTGATCGTCAACGCCCTGAGCAAGGCCGCCTCCAAGATCGAGTCGGACTTCGTCAAGGTCCCGCAGACCGTCTCGGGCGCGTTCCAGGTGGCGACAGACGCGGCCGAGCGTGCGAACGAGAAGCTCGACAACCTGACGGGCACCAGCATCGCGCTCACCGGCGCCGGAAAGGGCCTGGCCGAGGTGCTTGACAAGCTGGCCGACCAGTTCGGCGCGGCCAATGAGGAAGCGGGCAAGCTCGGGAAGAACCAAGCGGTCAAGGGCTGGGCCGATACCACCAAGGGCGCCCTGTCGTACGTCGTCGACGCGCTGGACGTCACGTGGCAGGCGCTCAGCGTATTCGGCCGCAACGTGGCGTTCGTGTTCCAGTCCGTCGGGGCAGAGATCGGCGGCATCGGTGCGCAGGTCAAGGCGGTCCTCAGCGGCGACTTCGCCGGCGCCAAGGCAATCGGACAGGCCATGACCGAGGACTCGGCGGCGCGCCGTGCCAAGCTGGACGCCTCCGACGCCAAGACCCTGGCGAAGCGGAAGCTGTTCGGCGAGCAGATGCGCGAGGCTTGGGAGCAGGGCGCCGGCGGCGGGCGCGGCGCGGTCAACCCGTCCGCCGCACCGTCGAAGCTCAAGGCGCCCAAGGGCGACGACAAGGAAGCCAGCAAGCTCGCCGCGCGCGCCGAAGCGGCCAAGGCCTACTACGAGGGGCTGGTCGCCGAGAACTCGTTCGCCATCGACAAGATCGACGCTCAGGAGCGCAAGGCCCTGGC